CTAGATCTCGGAAAAAAGAACGACCTTCAATTATACTTCCTAATAAACAACATCCAAAGACAGATAATTGAAGACTGGAGTAAAGATGGGCACGATAAAACGTGTGATGAGCTGAAAAAGAGTTCGGCGGAGTTGCGTGTGATATGGCAAACGGGAAAAACCGTCAACCAAGTCACACACCACTACACCGAATTATTCGTCGAATACTTACACTACTTATCTCCTATACATAACGATAAAGAGATAAACGTGATTGTTAACGATCGAACCTTCCTTCCTAACGCGTACGGACTATGTGTGATGGGAACCCTCTCAAGGGCGCTCCCCCCACCAAGTGCTGAACGATGCTGGGAGGCAACTCTAGACACATACAAACGATTTAAAACCCCCACCCTCATCGACGAGGAGAGAATCAGGTCGGTTAGAGCCTGGACGGCCGAATATTACAAAAATATGCGGCCTCCATCGCTCCAACACCCCGAATTCCCGGGTGTGGGGGCATGTCTGGAAAGACCGAGGGGAGAGGGAGGTGTGGGATCACTGATCTCACAATTCTACCACATCCTCAAGAAAGGTCCAGATCACCCCAAACTCCCCAACACATCAAAGTGGTGGGAAAGATGGAAAGATCTTCCAGCGCTACAAGAGGGGAATGTATGCAGACACCAGCTCAAGTCGGCTGAATTTGCGTACGCCCTCTCTCTCGACATCTGCTCGGAAAGATTAGAACACTTCCGGACATGTGTCGGGAGACATTGTAAACAATCAGGAAAACACTTCCCCCTCTTACCCATGACAATCCCCGAACAAGGGCATAAGACAAGAGTCCCATGCCTAGGCTCAGGTTTTTTCAATATCATCCAGCAGCCCATACGGAAGTCACTATTCGAAATAATCGAAAAGGACGAACGTTGTGCATACAGGACGAAGGGAGGGGAAAATCGCTCTAAGTTGGGCAGCTTCCTCAAAAATTTTGAGAAAGCTATGCTCATCCATAGCGGCGACCTAACGGTGTCAACCGATAATTTTAGCATCGATTTTAACTGGGCAGTTGCGGAAGGATTGAGAGATACCGGAAAAATAACTGACACGGAATATCTCATATTAAAAGCAGCCACCGGTCCATTCAGAATGATCGAACCGGGGGATGAAACTAACGCCGAAAGGAACGACTTATTGGTATCCTCTTTCTGGGAAAAACCGGAACCCACTGAGTGGGTCCTGAATAACACAGCAAAGAAGATGTACGAGAAGATGGCGGATATGCAGGACAAGAGGAAAATACAACTCCCTGTTCAACCTACCCGCATACCCCCTCCCGCCAAAAAGGGTCCAACCTGCCCTCGATGCAGCGAAAGCATCAAGGTGAAGAAATGTATGTTAATAACAAAGAATCCACACGCAAATGTGTCAGATCCTATTGATATATTATACGAAACTACCTACTTTGATGGTCATCTGCCCCCCATCACACCTAAAAAAGTACCCAACTTGGGTAACTTTGTAGGTGAGACGGGTATGCAGCACAAATACCACCCCGAACCGTGTGTGTGGACAACACCGCACGGCCAGGGGTTAGGTTTCGACTTAAAAGAGGCCCCTAAGGACCCCGATATAAGACAAATTGACGCAATGCTTTCGCAAATTGACAAAATCCTTAGAATGGCGCCTGAGGGATCCTACTTAACCCAAAAGGGAATGCAGATGTCCCAGGCGCTATCCATAACCATGCTCTATACGCTCAACATCTATTGTGATGATCAAGCGAGGAAAGTTGGTAAAGGCATGTCATTATTATGCGGGGATGATTCCCTCCGCGCCGGTAATATCCTCTACATTGAAAAATATAGAGCAGAAATCGCCGCTCTCGGAGGAATTTGGTCAAAGACTAAAGACGTAGTCGGAAGTATGGGTCACGGTATTTTCACCGAACAACACTTCTCAGACGGTCGAATCTTTAACATCCCTAAGGTCAAAATTACCTGTAAGACAAATCCGCGGATACCGGGTTGGAAAACAATTCTCCAATCCGCTAACTCCGCGGAAATGCCAGAGGTGGAGAAAATAGCATCCGCCATTAAGGAGGAAATGCTTTATCCCTACCGGGATGACCTAAAATTCTTGCAACAATTCTTACCGATTGGCTTAGACCGCAAGCTTGGAGGTTTGGGAGAAAAAACTCCCATACCATGGTTGACCGAGGAAATCCTCGCCTCCATCCAAGAGCTTACGGACATCGACAAAGCGAATGACTACCTAATGAAAGTGACAAAATGTTTCCACATTGACACGACAGCACGTAGTAAACGTCGGAGAATAAACCTAGCGGCTCACTATCCGGAAGGACCTAGTGTTTCAAACACCATGGGTTACTTCCAGAAAGCCTGCCAGTGGTTATACTTAGAAAAAAGACGCCTCCGTTCCGCATTGGAGGCAACGATGACTTTGGAAGATCCTGCGTATCCCCCCCGCCTAGAGAAGACTTCTCTAGACGGGGTGGTACTTGACCACATATCTCGGATGTCGAAAATTAAAAATCGACTAATCCAGGACGGTGTTTTTCCTCCCACCAAATCTTTTGATGAAGGGAAAATCAGATCTCTGTATCATCACGATGTGCCACGACGTATCGTGGATAACATCATTGGCACCTTGGTAATTACGCCTAATCGCTACCAGTTGTCTTAATCGCTTTTCAGCAAAATAAAACTTTGGACTACCAAAGCCCA